ACCTCTCACCTCTTCAACGTCAATGGAATACTCTGTAAAAGTTACTAACTACATATATAATAACATATTTAAGTCATAACTGAATCATAAATATGTTGTAATTTTGTATTCGTATAGTGTGTATAAATACGCGTCGTATCCAAACTCTGATGACCCAGTAGATCCGAAATATAGCATAATTCAATACCTTTATCTAAAAGCATTGTAGCAAACGAATGGCGAATAGTATGAGGGGTTACGTTAATAAAGTCTGAATTATCGCAAATAGATTCAAATATACGACGAACACCGCCAGTGGTAAGACGAGATCGAGCACCTTGATGAGAAATAAAGAGGGCAGGGTTGTCATCAGTGCGACAAGCTAAATAATTATTTATAGCATCTTCAGTAACTCCATCAATAAAAACAACACGAGGACTCTTGCTCTTTCCAATAACCGTGAATTTGCGATGACGAATACTATTGCGATTCAAGGACACTAACTCAGAAACACGAATACCCGATGCGGCCAACAAACGCAACATTGCAATATTGCGCAATCGATTCATGGATCCATAGCCTCTACATTGACGAGAGGCAACAGAAATGAAATCCTCAATCTCCTCTGGTAATAAGTATTGAATAACATACTTCTCACGCTTGGGGACGACTAACTCTTCATAATCCATAACATTAAATCCTCTCCTTGCGGCCATCTTTAATACCATACGAATGCAAGAGATGGCATTACGAACGGTATTCGATCTCCATCGAGATGAAACAAAGTTGTGCCAATCTCTAAAATCCGAAAAAGACAAACTTTCAATATCCACATCTCCAAAGAATGAAATCAAGGACTTACTGATATTCAAATAGCTAGATTCAGTATTAATAGACTTACCAGCCCTTAATACATAATCGCAAATATAAAGCTTAAAGGCTTCGGATATTTTCATAAAGAATCACTTTCTACCCTCCAATTTATGTTATATAATGCAATTAGAAATTAATCTTAAAAAAACAAAAAAAGGTAATAAACATGGAATTAAACCTAAATCAACTAGAAATTATAATTGCAATAGTAGCGCTAATAGCATTTCTAGTGGTTGTAATAATAGTAATGGCAGCATTCTGTACAATAGGAACCTATAATAAAACTACAGAGATAAAGAAAATTCTAGAAGACTACCTGAAAACAAAAAATTAAGGCGGAAGAGGGCGAGTCTGCTTGAAGATGGTAGGTAATGATGCTTGATGAAGTCTGATACCAATAGGAATGGTAGATATCGAAATAGGTACATCTCTATCGACTAATAAATCATAAATAGAATCAATATCCGAATTACGTTTGAATTGATAAATTGATAAATTATATGCATCAGAATGGAAAGTTAAATTATCATCGTGAATATACTGACTTAATTTTAATTCATCTAATGACTCATAACGTTTTATGGGCTTGTAGAGATTCTTAGAGGCCCAGTAGCGGCGTTTATTGAATCGATTGAGCATATCCTTAGTAATATACTTAGTGAGATAAGCCGCAGCTTTCGTCTGATCATCGTCAAGCTTCTGAGCGTTTGTAAATCCAGCAGTAAAGCCAGTAAGATTGTAAACGCGCTTACCATTTTGGAAAACATTAGTAGACTTTAATTCAGCGTTATAGTCACGAATTAAAGCATGGAAGTGGATAGCACCGTCTTTATGAAACTCTGGAACAATAACATATGCAAAATTAGGAGAATGCTTTTTCTGACGATTGAGCCAATACTTCATAATATTCGATGTAGATTCTATAGAGTACCTATCGACCTTCTTAGGATTGAAAGTAAAAGTAACAAAGTAAGAGAAGTTGTTAGATAGGGCATAATCAAAAATAGTTGTGCGGGTACGACGTAAAGATTCTTCAATAGCTTTTTCTGATGGCTTCTCAGAATCCCTATTAGGCTTATGACCTAACTTAGGGCGTGGAAGTACTAAAGGATTGTTAAAAATAGTGACTTTATACATATTATTAGGGTATTCCTTTGTAATGTGTTCAATTACAGTTAAAGATTGATTCATAAAACATACCCCCAATATGTTATTTTTTATGTGTTGTTTACCTCTATAAACGCTTGTTAAGTGTTGGGTTATCAAGTAGCCCTACGGGCGGGAACCTATAGACACCGCCCGGACGCGAAAAGCCAACTTTTCGCGCCGATCAGAGAGTCGCTTCTACCTGGAAAACACCCCCTTTCGCCTTTTAAGGGGAACAGCAAGTTTCTTCACCGTGACAGTAGATTGTGAGGCGAGGTAAACGCCGTCAGCCTGAGAACCAGTAAATACTACCTGATTAGTATCGTATGAATCGCGCAACGCTTGCGACTGGAAGAAGAATCCCATTTTAAGAGGACGCGATCCGTCAACACGCTTGCCATTGTTGTCAAATTCCAGCTTCTTAGCGATAAACGCCCAGTAAACCGTAAAAATAGGGCCAGCAGACAAGCCGAATGGAAGAGCGAAAGACTTGCATTTAAAAGCAATATCCGAGCGACGGCGTACAGCCTTTACCAATTGATCATAATCCTGAGAGGTAACAAGGTGAATCCGTTTCTGTTTACGATTCTGAGCGGCCTGATGGATTACCCAAGGTGGAACGTTACGAGAATCCTGATTAGAAAAATAATTTTGATATTCATCAGTAATAACTATCACACCATATTTACCATTACGGACGCATTGATTTACAAGAGCATATTCTTCTAAAGAAGAATAATAAATATAACTAGAAACAGTATCGATCTCATTAGAGAGGATAGACTTTAATTTATCTAAAGATCCATCGAATCTGAGAGCGGTACGATCTTTTAATATAATGTTAGAAACAACAATAGCTTTTGGATATCGCTTTACAATATTCTTATAAAAATGAATTAGAGTTATAGTCTTACCGTCACCTTGTTCACCGAAAAACGTCTGAATACCTGAAGGCTGAAAATAGTCTGGATCCTTGCGATTGCGTCTATTTTCTCTAATAGCTTCTTTATCAAAATTAAAAGACTTAGAAACGAATGGTAGAATATTAGGCATTAATGACCCCTCACTTTGTTATAAAACCAAAGAACAGGACGTATTGCTATAAAGACAGTAATACTAGTAACGATCATAACGAGCATTGTAGCGAAGAATGTATCACCTATATAATTCCTAAGAACAACGATCGGAAAGGCAAAATAAGGAACAACATTATTAATGGCGTTAAGAAAGACTAATGGAGCGGCAGGAATCAATATAAGAGATAAAATGAATTTAATTACAACGACTATAAACGATAAAATAAACATTACTATCATAAACTAATCCTTTCTCCTTTCTTCCCAGTCACCGTGATCACCAGTACGCTCATCAAACCAACGCACAGACTGAGTCTCGTGATCTTCTTCTTCATAATCCTCTACATAGATTCCAAAGAATCTGTTGGCCAATCGATAACAAGTCCACAAAAAGCCAATAGCTATACCACCCTGAAGAAATATCTGCATAAACGACCAAACAGCAGGTAATTGATATCGCCATTTACACATCTCAAGGTTAGCAGTAGATCCAAAAATTGTCAGTGAAACAGCACAAGTATTATTGTTAGAAGTCATAGCTCCGACAGTAGTAAACACACCTTTTATAAACGTAAACGGCAAGGCCAAAAAACCTAATCGATCAATAATAGTGTTCAATAAATCATCCCATAATGATTGAAGATCTTCAATTTTTGGAAAAATTATACCAAAAATAAAATCTGTAAAAAACCAAACAAAAGAATTACGAATTGAGCAAGCAATCGAACCTGGCGACGGAATCTTAATATCACCAAACTTCCAATCATATTGAGAACAATCCTCATATTTTGGCTTCTGCTTCAATTCAGAACAAAAACCATAATTACAGTCTAAACCTAGAGTACTTCCAGATTTTACGGATCCGTCTGCATTCAAATAAATAGTACGCGTACCATATTTTAACTCTTTTGATTCATCTGGTCCTATATGAAAACAATAATCATTTTTATCAGGCGTTATAGTCTTATCTCTATCATAAGAGTAAGCATAACAAACCTTAGTAGTATAACTAGCAGTAATAGAATATTCATCTAATGAAGGTAAATCGACCTCAAAAGATCCATCCGCTTTTATATACTGTAATCCATTTTGAATAACATCGCCACCTTTACGCTTCTGGACAGTAAACCATATATAATAGTCAGACTTATCAGGAATATAATAACCTTTTTTATTATCGTAGCTAGCCCAGGCGTCAGGGAACTTTATAGAATCCTCTTTTTTAAGATGCTTCAGTTTAAGTTTAAGATACTTCAAATCATACTCAAAGTGAGGATATAAAGTCTGTTGATAAGAATCGCGAATATCAATGACCTTATCACCTATAGTATTCTTATCGACTTCATAAGGAAATGTATTTATTAAAGTAGAAGTCTTACTATAATAGCCTTTTTTCTGTGCATCAGGACCAACATTTTCATTAGTACCAGATAAAACAGCAGTCAACTTAGAATAGTTTTTTGTAAAAGACTGTATATCATAGCACCCAATACGAACACGGCCATTATCATCATAATACATATCCAGATAATAAATACCGTTAGAGACGAAATCATTAAATTGCCAATAATAACCTAAGCCCTTATAATATTTTAATAACTGTTTATCTAATTTTTTCTCAGACCAATAGACTTGCAAAGACTTAACAGGGGCCTTATCACCTTGAGAAGCAGAATCGAATACATATTCTTTCTGAGTAACAAGCCAACCCTCATTATTAGCTACAGCTTTATCATAACTTGCCTTAGCTTGATCCCTAGTAAAAACAGGACAGTTCCATACAAAATTAAAATCAGCATTCTTCTTTTTATTAAAGAAATAGTTATACCATGTATAAGTCAGATCGCCAGAATCATATTGACCAAACTTAAGACTAACATTCTTAACTTCATTAAAAGCAGGTAAATCGTCTTTTTTTTCAAGGGCCGAAACCTTATAAAAAGGCGAAAGAACAGAATAGCCCAAAATTAAAAGAGAAGATAAGACATAAAATACTCTTTTATTTATTTTCATCTTTAAGCTTCTTTCTTAAATAAGTCTGATATTCTTTTTCTTCATCGATCGAAAAAACCACTATAACCAATAAAAAAATGGAGAATAAAGCGAATAACATCATCATTTTTTATTATTCCTATTCTTAAAGACATCAGTGTAAAGAAAATAAGCGCAAAAGCCCAACGCAAAAAGAGTAATAGCGTTATAAATTAAACTGACAATATCGCTAGAGTTCATTTACTTATCACCTCCCGAATAGCTAATTCTTCTTATCAAATACCAACAAATAAAAGCAGAAAATAGAATGACAAAGAATTTGACAAGGAACTTATCTAAAATTGTTTGTAACTCCATTGATGACATAAGAACTCCTATTTAGAATTAGTAACCGAATACAACGACTTGAAAACAATATCTAAAACTATCTTGACCCCAGCACCTACAGCGACAATAGCCAAAAGAGAAGAAAAATTAGCGGATAGAGTCTGAGTTATTAATTGTACGATCTCTATAGTTTTCATAATTCAATTAAGCAAGGGCGGGGTAAGCACGTGGTGGGAAATGCATACCCCGCAAACTACTAGAAACGACCTTTAAGGCCACGATTGCCAAAGCTGCGGAACAACTTCAGACCAACGCCAAAGCCGATCAGAATTGCAAGAGCAGGCCAGTTTTGAGTAAAGTACCCGATAACTGTCGTAATGATGCTAGTAGCGTCAGCTGCTTCAATAAGCTTCATAACTTGCTTTAATCCTTTCTTGTAGCTTTTAATTATTCAATATCATTTGAGTACCAGCCCGCTACAATGGCACTCTGGCTGCTTTTATCTTGACATTTAACTCACTTTTAACCGCAAGCACCAAAAATATAAAGCCCTACAACTAGAGCAGAGCTTCCTCAGCAACTGATGACTCTATAAGAGCTAATTGCTCAGCAGAGAGGAAAACAGTCTGTTTATACGTCTTCTCATTAGGCATAACCCATTCAATGTTCAATACACTATATGGCTTATTCTCTTTTGAAGTACGTTCTTCAACATACACGCGGAAAATATGAGATCTGATGTTATCTGAGTTTGCAATTGCCATTTTTTTCTATACTCCTTCTTTACGACATTAAAAAAACTCTTCATCAGTAACCGATAAAGAGTTATACAATCGTCGTATCTGGTGGGCAATAGAGGATTCGAACCTCTCACCTCTTCAACGTCAATGAAGCGCTCTAGCCAAATGAGCTAATCGCCCAGATATAATAATATTATCATAACAGATGTCTACTATCAAGGAGCGTGGTATAATATTGGTATGAGTGAAGAAGAACTAAAATCTATGAGACACAGCCTGGCACATATTATGGCGCAGGCTATTCAGCATTTATGGCCTCAGGCGAAGTTTGGCGTGGGACCGGCTATCGA